ATGTGGCAGTGCGGCACCAAAAATTGCCCGACGTATTTTCAGATCAGCTACAAAGTGATGCTGACCGAGCGCGACCTCGTGGGCTACCTCGATCAGATCGCGCAGCACCTCAAACTTTCTCTTTCGGACGCAGCGGAGTAGCCATGCGCGCCTATCAAGCTGGCCGCGGCTCCGTCGTCCTCTCGTTTGACGACTTCCATCCGGAGAATATTCGCATCGACGAGATCCTGCATACGCAGGGCATCGAGGCTACTTTTTTCATTGAGACCGGGACCGCCGGCGCGATGCAGCAGATCCGCACACTCTTTCAGGCAGGGCACGACATTGGCGGCCATACGATCCATCACCCGGCCGAAATCAAAAAATTGCACCACGTCGAAGCTATGGGCGAAATACAGGGGTGCAAAGCCATGATCGAAAGCGCAACCGGCAGGGCCTGCACGAGCTTTGCGTATCCGCGCGGCCGGCACAACGAGGAGACCATCGAGCTCGTGAAGCGCGCCGGCTTTACCGAGGCGCGCACGACGCACGTCTTGCAGACGAAGTACGACAACGCGATGCGCACCCCGACGACGATCCAGTTTCTCGCGCGGCGAAAAGAATATCTCGGCCGGCCGGTGGAGACGCTGATGCGCTTCTACCTCGATGATGTAAAAAAAAATGGCGGCACGTTCCATTTTTGGGCGCACGCATACGAACTGGATCGGGATAACTTGTGGAATGACTTTGAAAAAGCTGTGCTATTGTTGGGGAGTTACATTGAACTATGACTCGAGTCTTATTAACGGGAGCAGGCGGTGCGATCGGCGTGCACATGATCGCGCACCTCATGCACAACACGGACTGGGAAGTGGTGGCACTCGACAGCTTCAATCGCGATCACAAAGGAGAATTTGATCGCATTACCCGGGTATGCCGGGACCACCCGCAGTGGCCGGCGCGGATCAAAGTATTTGCGCACGATCTGCGCGCGCCATTTTCGATGCGGGAAGTGCAGGCGATCGGACAAATCGATCACATCATTAACCTCGCGAGCCGCAGCGACGTGCAGGCATCGATCGACGACCCCGCGGACTTTTGCCGCAACAATCACGAGATGATGCTCACCATGCTCGAGTACGCGCGCGCAACAATGCAGCTCTACGGGCTCAAAACCTTTTTACACTTTTCCACAGACGAGGTATACGGGCCGGCAGAAGCCAACGGCCTCGGGCATCCGGAGTGGGATCCGATCTTGCCCTCAAACCCGTATAGCGCCTCGAAGGCGGCGCAGGAGGCGCTCGCGATCGCGTGGTGGCGCTCGTATGGACTGCCGCTCATCATCACGAATACGATGAACAACTTCGGCGAGATGCAGGCGCCCTCGAAATTCCCGGCGATGATTCAAAAGAAAATCGAATCCGGAGAAGAGATCGAAGTGCACACGGCCGGCGACGGGCAAGTCGGCACGCGCTACTACCTCCACAGCCGCAATGCTGCTGACGGGGTGCTCTTTATTTTGCAGAATGTCGAGCCGCATTTGCACTCCCCCGGAGAGATCGATCGGCCGCTGCGCCTCAACATAGTCGGCGATCGGCAGGTGAGCAATGAGGAGCTCGTGGTGATCATCTCGAAACTCATGGGCAAAAAGGCGACGTGGAAGCGGAAGAATTTCCACGACCACAATCCCGGGCACGATCTCCACTATGGCCTCGACGGCACGCGACTCGCGCGCCTCGGCTGGAAGGCGCCGATCGACTTCGAGACGAGCCTCAAAAATACGATCGAGTGGCAGCAGCGCAATGCCGAATGGATGAAATGATATGAAAATTTTTATACCGAATCAGAGCAAGCAATCGCTCGGCGGCGGCTGGACGTTCATCAATAATTTTACGAACGCCGCACGGCAGATGGACCCCTCACTCTTTGCCGAGACGATGCCGGAAGCTGACATTGTATTCATTGCGGGCGCGACGATGATCGATCGGGAGTTTGTGGAGCGTGCAAAAAAGGACGATAAAAAAATTGTGCTGCGCGTGGATAACGCGCCGCGCAACTCACGCAATCGCAATACCGGGACCAGCAGGCTTAAAGACTTTGCCGAGATGGCCGACCTTGTGATCTATCAGAGCGAGTGGGCGCGGATGTATCTTGCCAACTGGCTCGGCAAAGACGGTCCGGTGATTTTGAATGGAGCCGACGACGAGATCTTCAATACCAAAGGCGAGCAACAGCCCAAAGAAGGCGAGCCGCAATTCCTTTTTGCGCAGTACAATCGCGACGAGACAAAGCGCTGGCATGAGGCGTGGTACGAGATGAGCATGGCGCATCGGCAGTGGCCGAATAGTCACCTGTGGATCGTGGGCAACTTCTCTCCGGAGCAGCGCGAATACAACTTCGATTTTTTCATGGGCGAGCAGTACCGCTTTGTCGGCATTCTTGAGCGGCCCGAGGACATGGCCGAATATCTCCGGGCAACCGACTGGCTCCTGCTTCCCTACTACAACGATGCCTGCAGCAATACGCTCATTGAGGCGCGGCTGTGCGGCGTAGAAAAAGTACACTTCTCCCCCACTGGCGGGACGCCCGAGATCATGGCGGCGCCGCTCGAGCGGCTCACGGCGCGGTATATGACCGCGAGCTACCTTGCCGAATTCCACCGACTTGTATGAGCAGCCACTACAGAAAACAGCTCGAGCTCTACCTCGCAAACCTCGATGTCAATGACATGCTCGTGTACGACGTCGGCGGTGCACAGCTGCCGGTGCGCGATCGCGTGAAGAGCTGGCAGGTAGATGAATACAGAATTGTCGATCTCCACGAGCCACACGTAAAAAAGGTGGACGTGGATATCATTTTTGATATCGAGCGGACGAGCCGGTGGTACTGGGAAAAAGGCGACATCGTCTTTTGCCTCGAGGTAATGGAATATATTGCGGATCCGATGATGGCCGTGGCAAACCTTGCCGGCATGCTCGTCAAAGGCGGCACGCTCTATATCACCTTCCCCACCTTCTACCCGCCACATGAGCCGTATGAACGCGATGCAATGCGCTACACGCGCGCGGGCGCGCGGAGGCTCTTGCGGGAAAATGGATTCAAGATCGAAGAAGAATTTGCGCGTGCATCGATCGGATCTGGCATCGCGCAGGCGATCAGTGACAATGCGCTGCGCGTGAGTCAATCAGCACCAAGGGAGGAAGTCACCGCCCTCGGTTTTATATTTAAAGCGACAAAGCTATGAAGAAAAGAATTGCGATAATAGGGCATGGGTATGTGGGCAAGGCGATGGCGAAGTATTTTCAAGACCATTACACGATCGTCGTGGTGGATCCGCTCGGCTCTTTTTTCCGCACGCCTGATGGAGGTTTTATCTCCATGGATGTAAAGGCTGGGCAACAGCAAGCAAACGAATGCGATCTTGCGGTGGTGTGCGTGCCGACGCCGATGCAAGAAGACGGCAGCGTGGATACTTCGATCGTGGAGGAAGTATTCGGCTGGCTCACCGTGAGCCTCATTTTGATCAAGAGCACCATCCCACCGGGCACGTGTGAAAAATTGACCGAAAAACATCCGGAAAAAGACATCGTCTTTTCTCCGGAATATATCGGCGAGGGCAGATACTACGTGCCGACGTACAAGGGATACCCGCACCCAACGGATATGAAGCAGCATGAATTTTTTATCTTCGGCGGCAATGGACACATGCCCGGCGGAGCCACCGGACGGGTGATCGACTTCTTCATGCCGGTATCGGGGCCGGACGCCAAATACATGCAGACAAACTGGCGCACGGCCGAGCTCGTCAAATACATGGAGAACAGCTGGGGCGCAACGAAGGTCACCTTCTTCAATGAATTCTTTGAGATCGCGCACACATACGGCGTGGACTACAAAGAGCTGCGCGAGCTTTTCCTCCTCGACGGGCGCACTGAGCGCATGCATACGGCCGTCTTTGAGGACCGCCGCGGCTTTGACGGCAAGTGCTATCCGAAGGACGTAAACGGAATCGTGCAGGCATCGAGCCGGGCGGGCTACGTGCCGCGCCTGCTCGAGGAAGTGCTCGCAAGCAATGACCGTTTTCGCCAAGTATGAATAGCGGCGTCCGCAAGCCATGGGGCACGTATGTCGTGATGGATCAGGGCAGCGGCTATTGGGTCAAGATGCTCGTGCTTACGCCCTCGAGCGAGACGAGCCTGCAATCGCACGTGGATCGCAGCGAGACAATGATCTGTGTGGCCGGCGAGGCGACGATCGAGGTCGGGAAAGCGAAATATACCGCACTCCCCGGTCGGGTCATCTTCATCGATAAGCAGCAAAAGCACCGGGTGAGCACGCGCGCCGGCTGCAAGCTCATCGAGCTCGCGATCGGACGCCCCGATGAAAACGACATCGTCAGATACGAAGACAAATACGGCCGCATATGAGACCATTCACTGAATCACGAGACGCGCGCAAGCGCATGCTCATCGAGTACCAACAGCAAACCGGCACGGCGCCGGCAACCTTTGTGCAGCGCACCATGACCGGATACGATCGCTACTGGGAGGCAGAACAGATCTTGCGGGTGCTCGAGGAGCGCAAGATCGATTGGGCGAAAACGTGCGTCGTCGACTTCGGATCGGGCGTGGGCGACTATGGATATGCGATGGGTCGGCAAGGCACGGAGCTCGTGACCTTTATCGATAAGTCCCTGGAGATGATCGACTTTTGCCAGTACCGCATGGAGTACGAGGACCCGAAATTCCCGGCGCAATTTTTTCATACGAGCATGCCGTGGCGCGATCACTTGGGCGCAATCGATGTGGCGATCTTCGGCGAGGTCCTCGAGCATACCGAGGACCCACTCGGGCTCTTGCAGGAATTTGAGGCGCGCGGCGCCGGCTATATCTTCACCTCGAGCTATCCGTACCGGCGCGATGAGGCAACCGACGACTATTGGAAAAAGCACGGGCACGCAGACGATGCCCGACTCGCGCAGCCGGCATGCCGGGAGCTTCTCGAGACCAAGTATAAAAAGATTGCCAACTTCGGCGGGCAAATGAACCTGTGGAAACACCGGGTATAATTCTCACCATGAAAATCATTGCAACGTCGGGCTACTACAACCCGCTCCACAGCGGGCATATTGCACTCTTCCGGGAGGCGAAGCTGGCGCACCCGGATGCGAATCTGGTGGTGATCGTCAACAACGACAAGCAGGTGGCGCTCAAAGGATCGGTGCCCTTTATGAGCGAGAGTGAGCGTATGGAAGTGGTGCGCACGAATAAGTACGTGGACGCCGTGATGCTCTCTATCGATGAGGACCGCAGCATTCAAAAGACGCTCGCGCAGCTCAACCCCGATATTTTTTTGAAGGGCGGCGACTCGACCGCTGACAATACGCCCGAGCTCGCATGGTGCGATGAGAACGGGGTACAGATCATCTTCGGCGTGGGCGGCGAGAAAGTGCAGTCGAGCTCGTGGCTCATCAAAGCGGCGGCCGAGAAGACCCCGGCCTAAGATATCCACAGATTATCCCCTGTTGCGAACGTGCAAAACCTGTGCAAAGATGGGGATATGAAAATACTCAAATTAACAGAAGCAGAGTTCAAAAAGACAGACAGTTATTACAAAGAATATATCGGCACGGAAAATGTCGCCGAGTTTGAAGGGCACATTGAGATCGAGGGAAATCTTGGATATGTGTTCTTCAAATCCCTGAAGGCGACCGGCCATATCTTCGCCGAGGCGCGCTCGGGCATCAAGGCCGGTGAGGGCATCGAGGCCGGTAGGGGCATCGAGGCCGGTTGGGGCATCGAGGCCGGTTGGGGCATCGAGGCCGGTGAGGGCATCGAGGCCGGTAGGGGCATCGAGGCCGGTTGGGGCATCAAGGCCGGTAGGGGCATCGAGGCCGGTTGGGGCATCAAGGCCGGTGAGGGCATCGAGGCCGGTGAGGGCATCGAGGCCGGTAGGGGCATCAAGGCCGGTAGGGGCATCAAGGCCGGTTGGGGCATCAAGGCCGGTGAGGGCATCGAGGCCGGTTGGGGCATCGAGGCCGGTTGGGGCATCAAGGCCGGTGAGGGCATCGAGGCCGGTTCGGGCATCGAGGCCGGTCTATCTATTCGATGTAAGGCCACTCTTAAAACAAAATTGCGTGTATTCGCGGGATTAAAAATTTGGGATGCACCGACGCCGGACGAATTGGAAATTGAATGCAAGAAATTCGAGGGAGGTGAGATTGCTTACGGGACGCTGAAAGAAATCTAGGTATGAAAAACAAGCACGCAGCATGTATGTACTCGAAGCAGGGACTGTGCCGAGCGTCGCATCGACAGGCGATCGTGGTAGCGATCGCCGTCGGCGTGATACTCAGCATGGAACACTATTTACCGTCAGAGTCGGCACGAACAATACGAGGTACGGTCCACTGATCAGATATGAAAATCGTCGCCATCACAGACAAAAAAGGGAGCGCGATCGATCGGCTCGCGCGCATGAATGCCGATCGGCTCACCCATTTGCAATACGAGGTATGCACGCTCCATCCAAAGCGGCCGAGCGAGGAAGAGATCGGGCGGCTTGCCGCGGCGATTCAAGAAGCGGATCTGATCGATGCGCAGTATTGGAAAAGCGCCATCAAGGCCCGCGAACTCTTTTCGGAATTCATCACCAAAATCCCTACCATTCTCACGCATCACAACGAGCACAATATCCACGACACCGACAAGGATCACTGGGTATGGAAGGATCAGCCGTGGGCGGCACACGTATGCAAAAACGGCTGGCAGCTGCAGCAGCTCCGGGAGCTCGGCGTGCAAGCGACACTCATACCGCATGCGGCCGACTTCTCAAAATTTACCTACACGGAAAAGTTGACCGATCAAAAGATCGTCGGGTACGTGGGTCAGATCAAGAAGGTGAAAGGCGTGCGCGAAATTGCGCAGGCGTGTAAGGAACTCGGCTACAAGCTCATGCTGATCGGATCCGTATCGGAAGCGGAATACTGGGAAAAGCTGCGGCTGCAGTTTGAGGAGACGATTATCACGTACTTGCCGGGCCTCTTGCATGTACCGGACGAACTCATCGGCCGCGCCTACGCCAAAATGCGCGTATATTGCGCCAATAGCGACGACGGCACGGAAAGCGGCACGATGCCCATACTCGAGGCAATGGTGGCAGGGGTGCCCGTTGTGGCGCGAAATATAGGGCTTGTACGCGACTGCGGCCGGCATCAGAGCAACATGTACATCCGCGATCGCCGGTATGACGACATCGAGGACCTCAAGGCGGCACTCAAGATCGTGATGGAAAACGACGACATCGCCAACAGCTTGCGCGAGAATGCATGGCGCACGGTGCGGCAGTACCATCCCGATCGACAAGCGCGCGAGTACGAGCTCCTCTTTCGCAACGTGCTCTATCCGCGGGAGAAGCGCGTCTCGGTGATCATTCCGACGGCCGGCCGCAATGCGATCCTGCAGCAAAACATTGATGCGCTCAAAGAGCAGAGCTATAAGAATTTTGAGGTAGTGATATGCGAGGACAACGGCGCGGCCGAGACCGCGGCCAATATGAGCTGGATCAAAAATGCCACCCCCCGATTCCCCTTTCCGATCAAGCATGTCTGGACACGAAAAGGCGCCGAGAGCAGCCGGGAATCATACGGGCTCGCGAAGGCACGCAATATGGGAGTGATCGAGGCCACCGGTGAGATCCTTGTATTCTGCGACGATCGCATGCGCATGCATCCCGGTGCTATCAACGCAATGGTCAAGTGCCTCCTCCAAGGCAGCGCCGGCAAGCCGGAGAAGAAGTGGATCTACGGCAGCAAGGGGGTCTTTAAAACATTCGTAGAAAACTTCTCGTGCACGTGGCGCAAGAGCTTTATAGAGGGTGGCATGTTTAACGAGCGCATGGACCGCTATGGCGGCATGACGCAGGAAGTCTCGGCGCGCTTTGCCGCGCAAGGCTTTAAATTCGACTTTTGCCCTCAAGCGCTGGCCGAGCCCGTGATCAAGACGCACTCACGATCGAAGCACCGGGATGACATCATCGCGAGCAAAATCAAACTGTACAAAATGGGCCTTCAGTAGTATGACCAAAGTTGCTAGTGCAAAAAAATGGCGACGGATCAATCCGTATATTTGCGAACACTGCGGCAAAAAGCGCATGAGCCTCAAGTACGATCGCGCGGCCGGCAAGACCTGCACGGCATGCAAGCGTAAGCAGCCGCCGAAGGATCAAGCGGCCCTCGGCATCTGAAAGATATCCACACGATATCAACACTCGCCACCGTGCAAAAGGTGTGCAAGAATAGGGCATGTCAAAAATATCTTATTCTTTACTAGGCGTGGACCAAGAGGGCAATGAAAAGGTTAATATCGATGTAACCGTGGATGAAGTAGTTTCGTTTATCAACGAGGCACTCATGACCGGTCGATTGATTGCGGTGTCTCCGGAGGAGCCATCCGGCAAGCGCCGATCGAACTTCGACGGGGATGGATCACGCACATCACAGCGGCAGCGCGAGTGGAACACGAAAGATAAGAATGGGAAAAAATTGCAAAAAGAGATCGAGCAAGCGTATGCGCCAGTTGATACGAAGGGCATGCTCGACGAGATCAAATTTAAACAGGTCCTCTCAAGTTTTGCGGTCACAGGGATGAGCCAGGAGACGGCGGATGAAACAGGCGTACCGCTCGAGGAGGTCAATCGCGCGATCCGATTCAAGGCGTATGGCTGGTACAAAAAAGGCCGATTGAAGAAGCTAGGCGAATGATATGCAAAAGAAGCTCACCGCCAATACCTATGCTGAATATCAGCAGCAGCAGATCAGCCGCTCCACAAAAAAATGGCAGTCGGTGACCTACGACATGATCGAGCTGCACAAGGTGATCGATGAGTGCCTTCCCTATATCAAAGACGCGCTGAGCATTTGCTGCATGGGCATCCGCGGCGGTGAGTACAACGAGGGCAATGAAATGGCAGACTTCCGGCATCGGCCGGAGCTCCGCCGCGCAGGCATCTTCGGCGTGGACATCAACCCGCTCGTTTCAAAAGTGCACGGCCGCACCTTTTGCCATGACTTCAATCGATTGCCGAGCAAGGGATGGGAAGATCGATTCGACGTGATCTACAGCAACTCACTCGATCACGCATATGACGTGCAGGATACCTTGAAGGGCTGGCACAAGGCGCTCGTGCCGGGCGGGTATCTCATCCTCGGCCTTTCAACGAGCGAGGAGATCGGCGGGAGCGACGTGTATCAATTTGAGGAGGCCGACATTCCCGAGATCTGCGGCGATCGCTTTGAGCTCGTGAAAAAACTGGAGGCAGGCAATGAGAAAAACTTTAATATACTCTTGAGGAAAATATGATCCGGATCTTCAACACACCGTGGCATGTGGCGCACCAGTACGAGCTCTACAAAGTGCCCGGGACCGAATGGGCGCACGTAGTGAACACGGTGCGCAAGTGGGGCAAGTACCGGCCGCGGCCGACAAACCTCTCCGAGGTGGCCTACTACGAGCCGGGCAAATACGATCTTGCGGTCCTCCACATCGATCAGCAATGCGTGGACCCGACATTCGGAAAGAGCAGGCTCTATCACGAGCTCAATACCGCCGTGCGTGACATCCCGAAGATCGTGATCAATCACGGCACGCCGTACTGGCCCGAGGTGTACGACACCGACGAGATCATCCGCAAAATGAAAATGCTGATCGGCGACAATCACGTGGTGTACAACTCCCATGAGGCAAAAAAAATGTGGGAGAAAAACGGGCCGATCGGAAAGAGCGCGCGCACGATCATACACGGCATGGATCCGGATGAATGGTGGGACCGGCCGAAAGAGCCGCGCGTGGTGACCATGCTCTCGCCGGCCGGCCTCGATCGCTACTACAACCGGCGGCTGCTCTCTGAGGTGCAGGGCAAGCTCCGCGAGCGGGGCATTGCGCACGTATGGGTGGGCGGCGACGTGACCTTTGAAGGGTTTGACGACTACCGCAATTTCGTCTCGCGCAGCCTGATCTATTTCAACCCGACACTCCAGAGCCCCATGCCGCGCAGCCGCACCGAAGCAATGCTCTCGGGCGCGTGCGTGGTGACCTTGCCGAATCATGGAGCGGAGGATTTCATCAAGCCGGCAGACAACGGCTTTCACGCGCCCAATAACCCGGAAATGTGCGCGGCGCTGCTTGAGAATCTCGTGCGCGACAACTACCATGCGGCCGCCGAGATCGGGCAGCGGGGCAAAGAGACGGCGCGCGCGCTCTTCTCCATGGAGCGCTTTCAAAACGAGTGGCAGGCTTTATTCCATAACGTGACGACCGGAAAGATATGAAAGTAGCAATCCTCTCAAACGAGCAGTATACGAATCAGCAAAAGAATACCGTGGGCTCGACGCGGATCCGATCGACGTGGGTACTGAAGCACTGGCCGGAAGCGGAGGAGTTTAAGATCGGGGTCAAATACGACGCGATCATCTTTCAAAAAGCGTACTTCCTCGATTACTTGCGCATTTACGACGGTATCAAGATTCTCGATATTTGCGATCCGGACTGGATGGAAGGCCGGCCGGTGGTGGAAGCGGCCGCGCTCTGCGATGCGGTCGCGGTATCGAGCGAGGGCCTCTTGAAATATCTCGACGGCATTCTCTCGACACCGGTGTACTACGTGCCCGATACCTTTGATCCGATGTCGCACCGGGAAAAGAAGGAGCATGCCGGGCGGGCAAAGGAGTGCGTATGGTTTGGGTACCACCACAATCAAGTGGTCCTCGATAGCGTCTTGCCGACATTGAAGCGCCTCGGGCTCACGCTCACCGTGATATCGGATCTGCCGTACTTCCCGACATCGGCCATACACGGCGTCGATAAGGGGTGGCTCGCCGCCAATATCAAGAATGTGAAATTCGATCCGGACACGCTCAATGAGGAGATCATCATGGGCGGCGACATGGTCTTGAACAATCGCACCGACGAGGGCAAGTTTCGATACAAGAGCGACAACAAAACGATCATCGCATGGGCACTCGGCATGCCGGTGGCGAAGACGGCCGAGGACGTAGACCGCTTCATGGACCACGATGCCCGGGTATTTGAGGCAAATAAGCGCGTGACCGAGGTGTACGAAAACTGGACGAGCGAGCGCACCGTCCATGAGTACAAACAGATCATTACCGATATAGCGGCTAAAAAGGGCTTACCTGAGCCATATTCTAAGGGGTAAAGTTATCCACACAGCTATTGCACAGGACTTGCACAGGCCAGAAAAGGGCGTATACTTATGGGAGGTAGAAGCGATGGGGTGGTTTCGACTGCCCCTCCCGCCATCCACACATCAGAGGATTTACGAGTCAATCGAAAATTCTATGAAACAGGTACAAGTGATCCGCAGCAACAATCAGACGATGGTGATTTACAAGGACGCACCGGCTCCCCGGAAGAAGAAGGCAAAAGTGCCGATGAGTCAGAAAGCGATCCCGGTGTATGTGATGGGCAAGTTCCAGTATTACGTCTTGCCGAATGGCAAGATCCACTATCCGAAGCGCAGCATCTTCAAGCGAATTAAAAACTACTTGATGCCGAAGCCCCGCCCCGCATTCGTCTTTGCCTAAGAAAGCGGTGCTATGCTTTCCGCATGGCACAGGGCAATGAATTGGTCCGGGCATGCGAGCAGTATCTCGAGATCAAGCGCATCTTCCACTACAGAAACAACAGCGGCGCCGTGAAAATGGCTCACGGCGCCTTTGTGCGTTTTGGGGCGGCGGGATCGCCGGACATCATTGCGGTAAAGGACGGCCGGTACATCGGCATTGAGTGCAAGATGGGCACCGGCCGGCAGAGCGAATCACAAAAAAACTTTCAAGCGGCACTGGAGCAGGCAGGCGGCCGCTACATCCTCGCGCGCTCGATCGACGACCTTGTGGCCGCCGGTTTTTGAGCGTGGTCTTTGAAAGGAGGAAAGCATGCGCATACAGCTGCGACTACCGCTACAGATGCAGTGCTGCAATCCGCTCTGCAGAGAGCGGGCGCAGCGCGACCAATACTATTGCTCCGACAGCTGCTACTGGCAGGTGGAGCGGAGTACGGTCGGGTGGTGGTTCCGCTCGATCTTCAAGCAGGAGGAAGCGACTTATGGAGGCAGATGATGCTGAACGAATGTACCGATGCTATAGCGCATCGGGATTTATTTTGCGGCCGCTCTGGGTGCCGAAAGGGATCTTGCCGGGCATGCGAAATGAATCGGTGGATCGAAACGCACACGTGCAACTGGTGCAGCGAACTACTCCACCCAAGCATGGTCGCCCACCGGGACGACGCCGGACGCATCTTTTGTGGGACGGCTGACGACTCAAAGTGTCGCTGGCTGTATTACGAGCTGCCGAGCGTCTACGATCAGCGTGACGCCATCATGGGAGGGGACGGATGATTTCTCGCCGGAGCGTCGAGATCTGCGGGTGCGGATGCCCCCGCAATCACGGCGACAAGATCGTGATCGTTGCCGATCACGTTTTCTGCAACACGTTCTGCGAGATGCGGAACAACAAGGAGGTGGCGCATGATTTCAGAACTGACACTCCGGCGTATCGAGCGCTGCATCACGGCGATAGCCTTGCTCGCAGTCGGAGCGTTGGCATTCGCCGCCGTGCAAGCCTCGAAGGCGTATAGCGCTGAGATGGGCGACACCGGCGGCTGCCCGAAAGGCAAGACGCTCTTCTCGATCATGGACAGCGACGGCACGTATAAGCCGATCTGCCTTCCGATAAACGGTGGCGCATGACGGGGCGCGGATGGACCCGGGGCAGCAAAGCCTCGCGCAGGCGCCATAAGAAGCGCAGTGCCCGCAAGCGGCGCGGCAAGACACGATCGTAAACTCCGCTTGCGATCAAGAGTGCAGCAAGCACTTTTGCGGAGCCAAGAGGGTAGCAGGCTGCTACCCTCTTTTCTATGGATACGCTCGCGTGGGCGGCGGGGACGATCATACTCGGTATTTTCCTTGGGCTGCTTGCGTGCCGGATTCTCGACCGGGTGGAGGCAAACATGAAAGACCTTCCGCCCGGCATCGCCGGACAGATATTCTTCATCCTCAAAGACCTGTGGAGAAATGGTCTATAAAACGGCCTGTGTTATATTTGTGCAATGGAATTGCGCACGATCCCGATCGCAGAGCTCAAGGCGGCCGAATACAACCCGCGGCAGATCAGCAAAGAGAACTTCGAGCGGCTCCGCAGGAGCATCCGGGAATTTGGCATGACCGTGCCCTGCACGGTGAATATGCATCCGGGCCGTGAGAACGTATTGATCGCGGGGCACATGCGCACGCGCGCGGCGGAAGCGGAAGGACTCAAAGAGGTGCCGTGCTGGGTGGTGAATGTGGATCCGACGAAAGAGAAGATGCTCAATATCGCATTGAACAATGAAAATCTCGCGGGCCGGTGGGACTACCAGATGCTTGCCGACATGGTGATCAAGCTCAATGAAGACGACTCGGACGTGACGCTGACGGGCTTCGATGAGACGCAGCTGATCGCCATTCAAGAAGGCACCGGACCGCGCGGGCTTCCAAACGGCGGCGATGAGCTCATGTGCGAGCGATGCATCGAATTGCGAAAGGGAATCGAGGGCCATGAAAAGCGCTCGGGCCACAAAACGTATGACGGACATCACGCAGAATAACGATCAAAAAAGTCCGGCAAAACACCGGAAAATTGACCTCCTCGGTCACCACTATCGGGCCGTCGAATTGCGCTATGAAGGCAAGAGCTTCCGGGAGATCTCTTTCATTCTCGGACTCGAGTTTAAAAAAGCGCCCGATCAAGAAACCATCCGGCTCTGGTTTACGCGGACCGGACTTTTGCACAAGGAATATTTGGCATACGCACGCGCGGAAAACGATCAGCGCCGACAGCTCATGCGCGAGGAGCTCAAGAAACTCGTGGTGAAAATTCCGGGGAAACTTGCGGCCATCATGGAGCGTGTAGATGCGACGGAAAAGCCGGATATGACCGCACTCATGGGCATCAAGACGATCATTGAGGTGCTCGGCATCACCGCCGGCGACGAGAAAGAAAGCACCGACGTACTCAAGGAATACTTTGAACGGCTCGAGGAGGCGCCGGCGCCGAAGACCATGCAGCGGGTATGAAAGCGATCGTCATAAAAGCAGATCGATTGGTGTTGCGCGTCATGACGCACTATGTGCGACTGTGGGTGGAGCGATGGGAATTTAAAAAACACAAGATCGATTTTATGCTCCGGTTTGAATGGGTGCAGTTTGGCGCGCTGGTGGTCTGGGCGCTTCTCATTCCGGCCCTTCTTTTTGCAGCTGAAGGGCACATCATGAGCGGCGTCTTTCACGTGATCATGTGGAGCGTGCTCGCAGCTATGGATCTTTTATATATGAAAGTGAGTATTCCCGGGAGGAAAGCAGCGCACGATATTATTTTTGCGATGCGCGAGGATCCGGGCGTATCGAAGATGGTGGCGGTCATGCTGCATGAGGAATTCGAGCGATCGCGTCGAAGCAGGCTCGCGCAAAATGGCGTGCTTTTTGTGATCACGTTTGGACTCTTCGGACTCTACATGCTTCTTGCCGATCGCTCCCCGACTGATTTTGTATGGCAATACATTGCCGTGAACGCGATCGCTAATATGATCCGCGGATACATCCCCTTTGTGAATGATTTTGAGCCACCGAAGAGAAAGAAAAAAGCGAGCCAGTCGATCACGGAGCTCGTGGAGCGTCTATGGGGAGAATTTCTCGGAGGACTGTCACCGGTCCCGACGTATGGAACTACATGAGGCATTCGCAAAGCACGTAGCGATCTGGCACAAGCGCACGCACTATCCCTATCAAGATCGCATTACGCGCGCCGTCATGGACGGCATCGAAGCGGCCCGCCGTGGCGAGCCGGTGACCATTCCGATTGAGCTGCCGCGGCAAAGCGGGAAGACGACATCGATCGTGGACATCACGGAATTCCTGCTCGTCGCCTACCGCCACTACTACAACGAGCCGCTGCCCGTCGGGATCTTCGCGCCGCAACGCGAGCAGGCGACTACCGACTTCGATCGACTGAAAATCCAATACGGCGAGATCGGGCCCCTGGGCTTCACCACGAAAGCGCACGTCGATGCGGATACCAAAATGCCGGAGAAGTGGAACTCGAAAACAATCCGGCTCTATAACGCGGGCCGCTTTCATGGCGAGGCGTATATCTTCCCGATCAGCAAAACATCGAACCCCGAATCGAAGACGCTCGGGCTCATCATCATCGAAGAGGCGCAGCAGGTGGACGATAACAAAATGAAAAACTCCGTCTTTCCGATGGGCGCCTCGACGAATGCGGCGCGCATTTTGGTGGGAACGGCCGGGACGCGCCTGTGCGAATTTAAGCGGCAGCTCGAGACGAACCCGCGCGCGATACGCATCAAGCTCGCGGAAGTCTTTGCCGATCGGCGGCGCGTGGCCGAACAAACGGGAGATCCGACGCACTTGCGCTACCAGCAATTTGTTGAGAACGAGATCCGGGAATACGGCGAAGAGAGCGACTACATCCGCACGCAATACGGCGGCGTGTGGATCATCGGCACCGGACAATTTTGTACGGCCGAGCAGCTCGACGCGATCGAGGATGAGGACTTTGAGATGCCGCACAAGAGCACGCGGCCGACGTACATCGGCATCGACACCGCAAAGAGCCCGGACCAAACGGTGTGCAAGGCGATCGAGGATTCGGCCGACGATCCCCTAAAGAGCGACATGGTGAGCTCGCTCGAGCTCCGCGGCGAAAACTACGAGGATCAGTTTGAGATCATCGCCGACTGGCTGACGCAATTCGAGGATGTGCGCGGCATTGCGCTCGATGCAACGGGGCAGGGAGATTTCATGCCCGATAAATTTGAGCGGCACACGGCATACAACATCATCCGCGTACCCTTCACGCTCCAGAGCAAAGACACGCTCGGCAAGAATTTGCTGCAGGTGATTCAAAAGCAACTGACGCGCTTGCCGGCACGAGACAAGAGCGCAAAGAGCTATATCGAACTGAGGAGCGAAATGCTGAACCTCGAAAAAGAGTGGAAAGGGCGCTTCCTCTCGTACCACCATCCGGACGATCCCTCGGCGCACGACGACCACCCGGATGCATGGGCGCTCGCCGAATACGCGAAGACTGAGATGTGCCGGAGCGAGCCCGGCATCCACATACTGTGATCTCGCAAGCCGCCGCCATGCTACGATTGCCCTATCTATGAAGAAGAGCTTCCTTGAACGCATGCTCGAAGGATGGGGATACATCAAGTCGGCCGCGGTGGCGCTGACGACCAGCGCGGCGATGGGCTTCCGGGAATACCCGAGCGCAAAGTCGGCCGATCAGCTGGCAGCGTACTGCTCATGGGTCTTTGCTTGCGTCAAGGCTCGATCGCGCGATGTGGGGAAAATCGAATTGAAACTTTTTAAAGTGACGAATCGCGCAACGGGAGAATCGCAGGAAGTGGAGGAGCATGAGGTGCTCTCGCTCTTGCGCAGCGTGAATCCATTCATGACCTTCCGGCAGCTGATCGAGAACACGCAGGCGTACAAGGATCTCACCGGTGAGGCGTTTTGGTACCTCGTGCGCGCGGGCAACAACGGCGCCGGATTGATCACGCAGATCTGGCTCTTGCGGCCCGATTACATGAACGTCAAAACGAGCGAGGAAGGATTCATCGCGGGGTATGAATACAAGGTCCCGGGCGGGCAGCCGATCAGCTTTCGCGTCGATGAGATCGTGCACCTCAAGGAATTCAATCCGCTCAATCCCTATCGCGGCATGGGCGTCGTGCGCGCTGCGGCCGTGACGATCGACACGGAAGTCTACGCCGAGGAATATAACAAGAAGTTTTTCCGCAACAGCGCGGTCCCGGAAGTGGTGCTCTCCACGGAGCAAAAGCTGACGAAGCAGCAGGTGGACCGCATGCACGCGGAGTGGGCAAACAAATACGGCGGCACGCAAAACGCGCACAAGACGGCGATCCTCGAAGGCGGCCTCGAGATCAAAGATTTTTCGATATCGCACAAAGACATGGAGTTTTTGGAGGGGCAAGGATTCTCACGCGACAAGATTCTCGCGCTCTTCGAGACGCCCAAATCGCGCCTCGGCATGACCGAGGGCGTGACCGTATCGAATGCGGAAGCGACGATCAATATTTATTTGAAGTACCTCATCAAGCCGCTGCAGGAAGCGATCGCCGATTCGCTGACTGAATTTTTGCTCCCGCTCTACAAAGGCACGGAGGATATGTACTTCGATATCGAAGACCCGGTGCCGCAAGACGTGAACTCGACGGTCACGCGCCAAAAAGCGGAGTTTGCGATGGGCGCCATTACGCCGAATGAGATCCGGCAGGAGAACGGCCGTGACGAGGTACCGGGACTCGACGGCTTTTATCTTGCGATCAATCAGCAAACGATCGCGGGCGAAGATGCACGCCCGGATCCGGTGACGCCTGCAACCGATCAGACCGGCAAGACCATCACGCATAAAGCGATGGCGAGGAAGCGCCGCGGCCGCAAAATGCCGTTGCGCTTGCGCGACATGGTCGCAAAGCGGATCTCGCACGAGATCAAAGAAGCGGTGATCAAATCGATCGGCGCGCGCATGCCCTCATTCAAGAAAAAAGAGGAGGCGCCGGCGCCTGAAAATCTCGGCGAGAGCACGTGGAGCAAAGAGACAAAGGAGGCATTTTGGAAACAGCTCGTCGGAAAGACCGATCACTACGAGAATATGTATAAGGCAAAGCTGATCGAGCTCTTTGACCGGCAGGAGGCGCAAGTGCTTGAGAAATTCTCCACGGTGGAAGGCAAGAGCGCGCTCATGAAATTCACGCAAGGAGAGATCGAGAGCATTTTGATTTCAGTGGCAAAGGAAAATAAAGTGGCGGCCGATCTCCTCTTGCCGCTTGTAAAGCAAATCATCGAAGAGAGCGGCAGCGACACGATGGAATTCCTCTCGCCGGACGAGCCCGTCTTTGATGCGCAGAGCGAAGCGGTAAAGCAATTTATGCGCGTCGATGCGCTCAAGGGATTGCGCGTGATGAACAAAACGACAAAGGCGAAGCTGCGCAAGATGTTTGCGCAAGCGCTGCAGGATGGCATCGGACCGGTGGAAACGGCGCGGCAGATCCGCGGCGTATTCGGTGAAGCAAAGAACGTGCGAGCGCTGCGCGTGGCGCGAACGGAAACACTCAAGGCCGCAAATCGCGGCGCCCTCGAGGCGTACAAACAGAGCGGCGTCGTTGCCGGCAAGGAGTGGTTTACCGCGCTCGATGAGACGGTATGCCAATGGTGCGCGCCGCTGCAAGGGAAGATCACCGCGCTCGGGCAAGACTTCTTCCACGAGGGCGAAACGTATATCGGCAACAAGGGCGGCAAGATCGTCTTCAATCTCGAGAGCATTCCGACTCCCCCGCTTCATCCGAATTGCCGCTGTACGCTCGTACCCTTGACCGTATCGCAGCGAGCCGTCACGACACCAGAAACAAAGTCGCCCGATTGGGATGAGCTCAAGCGCGAAATGAAAGCGGAGCTCAAGGCCGAGATCGAAGCGGAGATGAAAAAAGAACTACACCAGATCATCGAAGAATAGCTATGGACGGCTTGCGAGGACTCATCAGCGAGGCGCGCCGTAAGATGCAACTTGCCAAACACAGCGAGGACGATTTTGCAGCATTCGTCAAAGAATTCCGGCAGCTTTTTCGGGGCGACAAAGGCGAGAAGGGCGATCGGGGCGAGCGCGGAGAGAAAGGCGAGAAGGGCGATACGATCGTGGGACCACAGGGACCGCAAGGACTGAAGGGTGAGAGGGGTGAAAGCATCATCGGCCCACAGGGACCGCAAGGCGCAAAGGGCGACACCGGCCCACAGGGACCGCCCGGGCCGCAAGCGATTACACCAGAGTTGAATCTATCGCTCGAGGAGCTCGAGCAGCGCCTTGCCGCGCGCGACAAGAGCATGTGGGTGAAGATAAAAGAGCTCGTGGCAAAAGTTGCCCAGAGCAATCAGACGGGAGGTGGAGGCGGCGGCGGCGGGACGGTGATATCGATCGGCCCCACGCCGCCATCGGATCCGGAAGAAAACGCGCTGTGGATTGACACCTCGTGATATGATTAGTGTAGTAATTCCGGTCTATAAAGACCCGCTCCTGCAAAAAACAATCGAATCGCTCCTCGAAAACGCCGAGGGCGAGATCGAGATCATTCCCGTGCTCGACGGATATTGGCCACACCCACCCGAAGACGATTACGACTGGAGCGACAAGCGTATTCGCGTGGTGCATCTCGGTAAAAAGGGCGGCATGCGCAATGCCATCAATCAAGGCGTCGCGGTGGCGAAGGGCGAGTACATCATGCGCACCGATGCGCACTGCAGCTTTGCCAAAGGCTACGATCGCGCCTTGACCGAGCGCTTCAAAGACAACTGGATCGTCTACCCCAAGCGGTACTTTTTGGATCCGGTGAAATGGGAGATCATGGACCTCGAACCGAATATATATAACAAACTCGTGATCGATAAAAATCATGGAAAATTCTCCGGCGTGAACTGGCTGGCGCGCGAGATGGAGCGCGAAGAGAAGATGATCGACGAGAGCATGGCGATGCAGGGCAGCTGCTGGATCATGAAAAAGAAGTGGTGGGAAGAGGTGATCGGCGAACTCCAAACGGAGGGGTACGGACCGCACTACGGCGATTCGCACGAGATGGTTTTCAAAACGTGGAAGGCCGGCGGCAAGCTCATGGTCAATAAAGCGACGTGGCATGCGCACAAGCACCGCGACTTCCCGCGCACGCACAACTACGGATCAAAGGAAGCGGCGCCGGGGTGGCGCTATGCCATTGAGACGTGGGGCGAGTATTACGAGAATGTCATACGACCACGATGGGGGATATAAATCGCACCGCGTTTTTTTATAGAAAGAAGTTTGCCGGCAAGGAGGCAAAATTCAATGTGCCTGCAAAATTGCCCGACTATTTTGCACCGATGATCGGCGACAAAAAAGAGGTGGTGATCGCGGAGCTCGGGGCCGGCCCGGTCAATACGATTGGCAATGAGTGGCCCGGCGTGCAGGTGACGATCTACGCCTCGGATGTATTGTGGCCGGAGTACAAAAAGTATTGGAAGCATCACAACAAATACCCCATTGTCCCGATCGAATATCAAGACATGGAGCACTTGACGTACCCGGACAATTTCTTTGACATCGTGCACTGCGTGAACGCGGTGGATCATACGCCGAATCTCTACCAAGCGATCAAAGAAATGAAGCGCGTCTGCAAGCTAGGCGGCTGGCTATATCTCCGCCATTCGCCCGGGCAAAAGACGCGATATGGCGGCATGCACTACTGGGACTATGAGACGGTGGAGATGCAGGAATTTATGCGCACCATCGAGAGCGATCAAATTGTGGACGTATGGAAAAAGATCTGACGATCATCTATCTCACGGCGAGCAAGGTTCCGGAGACGTTTGCACGCAAGCAGCGCGAGGTATTGCTCGAGGCGGCCGATGGCGCGCCGATCATCGCGGTGTCGCGCGTTGGACTGGACTACGGCTATTTACAGCTATTAGATCGCGAGCGAAAGTGCCTCTCCAATATCTACTGGCAGATGCTCCGGGCCGCACGGCATGCAAACACACCATATGTGGCGATCGCCGAAGACGATACCTTTTACCCGCGCGAGCACTTTCAATTCCACCGGCCGGCCGCCGACACCTTTGCGTACAATCAAAACCGGCTCGCGCTTTTTACATGGGGGCCGCCGGTATATCACTGGAGGAACCGCAAGAGCAACTGCTCGCTGATCGCGCCTCGGCCGCTCTTGATCGAGGCGCTCGAGGAGCGATTCGCAAAGTGGCCGGATGGCACGCCCGATGAGATCACCGGAGAAGTAGGAAGGCACATGGTGGAAAAAAATATGGGTATAACGCTGCGCAAATCAGAGGAGGTTTTTTCTAAAGTCTCGCTTATTCAATTCAATCACGAAGCCGCGTCGGAAGAGCGGCAACGGACGCATCGCAAGAGCTACGGACCGCTGCGAATGTACGATATCCCCAGATGGAGGCACGCCCGGGATCTGGTACAGTGGTACCGATGAATCCCATACTCTCCCGCGAGCAAAAAAACGAGAAGTATAAGCACACGAGCCTCGAGATGGAAACCTCGACGCACTTCCCGATGCTCATCAAGGCAGTGCAGGCATCGAAGGGCGCGGTCTGTGAGATCGGATCGGGCCTTTTTTCTACACCGCTTTTGCACTGGCTCTGCGAACCGGAAAAGCGCCGCGTGCTCACGATCGAAAGCTACAAACACTACCTCGACTTTGCCAACAAATTTAAAACTGACTGGCACGAGGTGCGCTTTCTCGATCCGAAGGTGCCGCCGGTATTGGACGAATATTTCAGCGTCGTCTTTATCGATCACTCGCCGAAGAAGCCGCGCACCCGCGGCGACGATGCGCTCCTCTTCAAAGACAAGTGCGACTTCCTTGTGCTGCATGACGCCGGCGAGGACGGGCACAAAAAATACGGCTACGATATCCTCTACCCGCACTTTAAATATCGACATGATTGGACCGGATGCTGGCCGGCGACGACCGTGCTTTCAAACACGATCGATTTGAGTGCATGGAGCTCTCGATCCTGATACCCGGGCGCAACGAGATGTTTCTCGCCCGCACCGTGGCCGATCTTCTCGAGCATATTGAAGCAAAGACCGAGATCATCGTGGGGCTCGATGGCGCATGGGCGGATCCCACCATCCCGCAGGATCCGCGCGTGACTGTCTTCTATGTGCCCGAATCGATCGGGCAGCGGGCCATGACGAATCAGCTCTGCAGGCTCGCGAAGGGCAAGTACGTGATGAAGCTCGACGCGCACTGCGCCGTGCGGCAGGGATTCGACAAGAGCATGATCAAGGCGTTTAAACGCGAAGGCGACAATGTGACGATGGTGCCGACGATGCGCAACCTCCATGCCTTTGACTGGGTCTGCCCCGACGGGCACCGGCGCTATCAAGGACCCTCGGGGCCATGCATAACCGCGGGCTGTGGAAAACCGACGACGCGCGACGTGGTGTGGATCGCAAAGACGCGGCCGGAGAGCAATTCATTTTGCTTTGATGCGGAGCCACACTTTCAGTATTTTAATGAATACACCAAGCGGCCGGGATGGGGCGGCGACATGGTGGAAACGATGAGCCTGCAGGGCTCATGCTTCATGCTCACACGCGAGCAATACTGGCGCTTGAATATTTGCGATGAGCAATTCGGCAGCTGGGGATCGCAGGGCATAGAAGTGGCGTGCAAGACATGGCTCTCCGGCGGCCGCGTGCTGGTCAATCGGCGCACATGGTACGCGCATATGTTTCGCACGCAAGGCGGCGACTTTGGATTTCCGTATCCCATTTCGGGCAAGGATCAAGACGCTGCAAAGAAGCATGCCCGCGAGGTGTTTTTTAAAAGCACGTGGCCGCACCAAACGCGGCCGCTCGCGTGGCTTGTGGATAAATTTTGGCCCGTGCGCGGGTGGACCGAAGAAGATCGCGCGGCACTCACACCATGATCTATCCATCCTTTTTGTGCGACGACGATGGCAACTCGTATTCTGCATTTCCACCCGAGACGTACCTCACCTTCTCATATTGGATCTATTGCGTGCCGCAGTTCCGGCCGAAAGACGTCTTGATCCTCGGTTATGCCGGCGGCACGATCGCGGGCCTCATACACAAGATTTATGGCAATGTGCCGATCGTGGGCGTTGATACGAAAGTATTTCCGAGCTTCTACAATGACACTGTTTTTATTTGCGACGCGCGGGAGTATATAAAAACGTGCAAAAAATACGACGCAGTGATCGTGGACCTCTTCACGGCCGAGCACTCCGAGCCATGCGACTTTGTGACGAGCGAAGAATTTGCGGATGAGCTAGGCCGGATTGGCAACTACCTGATCATCAACACGCTGCGCGACGCTGACATGTCGATCTATAAAAAAAAGTTTCGCAAAATGGGCATGAACAGCCCGAGCGGATCGGCCGAAAAGATCTACTACTACGAGACCGGCGACCCGATCCCACATCTGCATCCGTGGAAGTAGGGGTATACTTTTTCTATGGGGCATAGTGCATCATCATCAGTTTCATCCTCGATCTCGCACTCGCCCTCGACATCGGCGAGCTCCAGTATTTCTAACTCTCCCTCGAGCTCGATCTCTCCATCGACAAGCATCTCGAGCTCTCCTTCAACATCAGTGAGCAGCTCTCCGTCACCACCACCATCGGGATCGGGCAAATATCTTGTAGTGGGAGGAGGCGGCGCGGGCGCGGGCTATGGTCAATTTGACGGCGGCGCCGGTGGGGGCGGCGCGGGCGGCTATCGGGAAGGCACCTTCACGGCAACAGCGACATCGTATTCGATCACCGTAGGCGCTGGCGGCGCCGGAAAAGTTGATGATGGCAGTACGGTAAATAACGGCAATGACAGCGTCTTTGATACGATCACGTCAAACGGTGGTGGTGGTGGTGGCCTTCCGAATACCGGCGTCGGCCGCACCGGAGGATCCGGCGGCGGCTCATCATGGAACACATCATCGGGAGGCACCGGCACCGCCGGACAAGGCCATGATGGCGGCAAAGGCGGTGGCGCATCGCCGTATGCAACGGGCGGCGGTGGTGGCGCCGGAGCAGTGGGACAAAACGCCGTATCAACGTCAGTCGCCGGTAACGGCGGCGCCGGGACCGCGAGCAGCATTACGGGAGCATCAGTGACGTATGGAGGCGGTGGCGGTGGTGGTGGTGGAACAACCGCGGGATCGGGTGGCTCCGGCGGTGGGGGAAACGGATCGCTTGCGGGCGTGGCCGGCAGCAATGGGACGGCAAACACCGGCGGTGGTGGTGGTGGTGCAGGTGGTGCCGGATCATCGCAACCATCGGCGAAGGGTGGTGATGGAGGATCGGGCATCGTGGTGGTCGCGTATGTGACGACTGATTTTAATCACACGGGCGGCGATTCGACGGGAACGGATGGATTTTGGACATGGGTGAAATTTACGACCGTCGGAAGCGCGACGCTCACCTTGACGCCGAAAGGCTCTGCATCCACATCGATCAGTAGCTCGGTCTCGAGCTCTGTTTCTCCGTCAACAAGCGTGAGTTCATCTCCATCGACAAGCGTCTCGAGCAGCGTCTCGAGTTCCGTTTCCTCGAGCGTGTCGCCGTCGACATCCGTATCAAGTTCACCGTCCACATCGGTCTCGAGCAGTGTGAGCTCATCCGTATCATCGAGCGTAAGCCCGAGTACGAGCGTGAGCTCAAGCGTGTCGTCGTCTGTTTCAAGCTCGGTCTCATCGAGTGTGTCGAGCTCGGTCTCTCCATCGACGTCAGTATCTTCGTCGGTAAGCTCAAGTCCCTCCAGCAGCGTCTCTCCCTCAACCTCGGTATCGTCATCCGTATCTAGTTCTGCGAGCTCGAGCATTTCCTCATCCGTCAGCTCATCGGTCTCGCCCAGCACCTCGGTAAGCTCGAGCATCTCGAGCTCGCCGTCAACATCAGTGTCTTCAAGCGTGTCGTCGTCGGTCTCGCCAAGCACGAGTGTCTCAAGCAGCGTTAGCTCTTCGCCCTCATCTTCAGTGTCCCCCTCGACGAGTGTTTCGAGTTCGGTCTCATCGTCGCCGTCAAGTAGCGTCTCACCATCCACGAGTGTAAGCAGCTCCGTATCGTCTTCCGTAAGCTCGAGCCCTTCTTCTTCGGTCTCTCCGTCGACGTCGGTTTCTTCAAGCGTTTCGAGTTCGCCCTCGAGTTCTGTATCGCCGTCGACTTCCATTTCAAGTAGTGTGTCCTCATCGGTATCGTCGAGCGTATCATCATCGCCGAGCAGCTCCGTCTCACCGAGTACTTCGGTCTCGTCGAGTGTCTCGCACTCACCGTCCTCGAGCGTATCCCCTTCCACGAGCGTCTCTTCATCGGTCTCCAGCAGCCCGAGCTCATCGGTGTCGCCATCGACATCGATCTCCTCGTCGGTATCATCGAGCACCTCAAGCTCGGTGTCTTCATCCATTTCGAGCTCTCCCTCGAGCTCTTCATCCTCAAGCCCGTCGAGCTCCGTGTCGCCGTCGACAAGCGTATCTTCAAGCGCCAGTAGCTCGGTATCATCGAGCCCGTCAATCGCACCCTATAGCGCCGTATTTCGCCGCTGGGATGGCGTGCAATGGGTGAAGGCAAAGCTCTACACCTTTGAATCCTCATGGCAGCAAAAGCCGCTCTATATCCGATTGGAGGACCAGTGGGAGGCGGTGGATATCTTCGGGTAATTGTCAACACGCCACTACTTGCGCTTTCTGAGCGGTGCTATACTGCAAGCACATGAAAAAGTTCCTGACGGCGTATGTGGAGAAAGACGCAATCGCGGAAGACGGGACGATCCCGCTGGCGGTCGCGAGCGACTCGAGCATCGATAGGGACGGCGAGATCATTGATCCGGCCGGACTCGACACCACGAATTACGAACGCAATCCCGTGCTCCTCTATGCGCATGATTACCGGAGCGACCCGATCGGAAAAACGATCGCGATCAAAAAGGACGGCAGCCGGGTGCTCTTTACCCCGCAGCTCGCGATCGATATCAGCGAGCGCGCAAAGATGTATTTCCAGATGATCAAAGAGGGCGTCTTGAATGCCTTCTCGATCGGATTCATTGCAAAGGAGTGGACGGACCGCGCGAACGCCGACGGCAGCTCAACGCGCATTTTCACGAAAACAGAATTGCTCGAGATCTCGCTCGTGCCGGTCCCGGCAAACCCCAACGCGCTCGTGCTCGCGCGCGAGTATGTGGGCAAAATGGAAGGGGATCAGAAACAGATCGGCGAGCAAATCATTACCGACATGGAGGCCGCCACAAAGGAGGCGGAGGAAAAAGATAAATGCGCCACCACCATGGAGGAAATGCAAAAAGAAATATCTGAAATGCGGGGCACTATCACCGTGCTCGAAACAAAGATCGCCGCCAACAAAGGCGCAGAAACCGGCGCGAAAGCCGCCGGGGTCGAGGAGCTATTACGCCATCCGAATTTTCATCGGGGCGTGCTCGCAGCAGTCGACAAGGCGCTCGGTCAATCGCTTGGCCGTATGAAAACGCGCAAATAATTGCCGGCACACTATACATAAAATCAAAACACACACATGCACAAATTTAAGTGCGCTACGTGTGATCATGTTGCGGAAGAAAAGGGATTTTGCCCGAAGGATGGTACCGAATTGGTAGCGACGGCCGGCTTGAGCGATGAGCTCAAAGGCCTCCTCGATCAGATCGGGACTGTCGTCGAGCAAAAGACTAAGGACACTTTGAAGGACATGGGATTCGACAAGCTTCCTGATCGAAAGATCATGGGCGACCCGAAGACCGCGGACGAGAAGATGGCCTTTGTCAAGGGCATCCTTGGCGACCGCGATGCCAAAATGCTTGCCGCGCTTCCGAGCGCAAAGCAGGAGGACTTTTTGAAGAAAGCGAAAGTCGGCCTCTTCTTCAAGAATCTCATCGCGTTTTCGACCTCGCATGATCCCGAGCATTTGAAGATCGTCAAAGCCCTCTCTGAGGGTGATGATGGATCCGGAGGCTATTTGGTGCCGACCGAGTTCCGAGCGGAGCTCGTGGAGGACATCAAGGATCTTCCGGTGATGCGCAATTTGGTGACGGTTATTCCGATGGGAACCGACAGCCTCGAGCTGCCGACCCTCGCATCGGACGTCAAGACTTCGTGGGGGTCTGAGAACACCGCGATCTCGACGACGACGGCGCGCTTCGGCACGCTGACGTTCACGCCGTACCGTTTGAACACGATGATGTACACGTCACGCGAGCTCGTCGCGGACTCGGCCATCGCCGTGGTGCCGTTGATCACCCGACTCTTTTCGCAGGCCATTGGCCGTGCGGAAGACACGGCGATCATCGCGGGTACTGGATCGGGGCAACCCACCGGTATCTTCAAGAGCGGTAACACCTATGGCGGCATCAACAACAGCAACAACGCTTCGACTCTTGCAGTCGCGGTGAAGAAGCTGCCCTTCAAGCTCGGAACGGCGTACCGTCGCAATGCACGGTGGGTCATGAATTCGACCGCTATGGCGGCAGTTGCAACTCTCAAGGACAGCAACGGCCAGTTCCTCTACAAAGAGGGCGTCGAAGGACTGACACCGCATCGCCTCGCAGGATATGAAGTGGTGGAACAGAACGACATGGCGGAGGAAACTCTGCTCCTTGGCGATCTCTCGTACTACTACTTCGCTGATCGCGAACAGATGTCGGTGGAAACCACCACGCAGGGCGCCGGGACGTTTGAGAAGCACCAAGTCGCGATCAAGGTCGTGGAGCGTATTGACGGCAAGGTCGCTGTCAATCAGGCTTTCAAGACGATCACGAATGCTGGCGTTTCCGATCTCTAAGGTCGTTTCATGCCGACTGCATTGTGGCTTTCGCACAATGCAGGAGATATGAAGGGACACGCAAAAAAAATCACGGCCGACTGCAGCGGATGCAGCGACCCCAATAGCGAGGGCACGCATCAGGGGTGCACGGTGCAGCACGGGCATGTGGGCTGTGAGTATGCAAAAGAGGTGAAGCGCAGCCGTGATACCATGATGCGCAAGGGCGGCCGCGTCCACACCAAGCGCTATGGTCACACTGATCAATAACTCGACGCAAAAAGCACTGACGACGCTCGAGCGGGCGAAGATCTTTATGGATCTCTCCGGCGACAGCAAGGACGGCCTCTTGACACTCCTCGCAAATCAAGCCACCGGCTTCATCGAGCAATTTTTAAAACGCTCGCTTTTGAATCAGGTCTATACGAATGAGCAATACGATGGCTCCGGGAGCGACACGATCGTTTTGAGGAACGCCCCGGTCACCGCTTTCGCATCGCTGCAGGTCAATACCTCGGGCGACAGCACGGCCGACTGGCAGACGATCGATGCAAACAATTATTTTTGGTACGACGACGGGCGCGTGAAGCTCAACAATCCGATCGCCGGTTTTCTCGATGCGGATGCGGGCACGTTTTTATCGGATCCGAAAAAGTACCGCGCTACCTATACGGCCGGATTCTTGATCGATTTTGCAAACGAAAACGATCCAACGAAACACACACTGCCGCAAGAGATCGAGTACGCATGCCTCAAGCTCATGAGCGCGATCTTCAACAGCCGCAAGGCTGAAGGATTGCAGAGCGCAAAGGTTGGCGATATCAGCATGACGTACCGCAAGGCGGCCTTCAGCGATGAAGACATCATGGACATTCTCGGCAAGTACGAGTTTGTCACGATATGATGCTCTTCTCGACGACGGTAAAAGTAAAACGATTGAAAGCGACCTCGGGCAACAACCGGGGCTACGTGGCAACCGCAACCGGCGAGGCATCGATACAGCCGATCGCCAAAGAGCCCAACGAGATCGCCTCGGGGCAATTCGGCACGCTCTACGTGGCATACGTGGAAGTGGACCTGCCGGCGCAGCGCGGCGACAAACTCACCGACCCGAATGGCACGGTGTATATTGTCAAAGAAGTGATGAAGCGCGAGCAGGGCGCCTACCCGCATCAGGAGCTCACGCTCACGCGCGAATAGCTATGATCAAATTCAACCTCAAGATTCAAGGGCTCAATGAATTGCTCGGAAGCCTCTCCGGCATTAAAGACGGTCTCAAAAATACGCTCGCAGCCGGCATGCGTGAGGCGGCGTTTGCCGTCGAGACTGCGGCAAAGCGGCAGATCACGTCGGGACCGAATCGCGCGATCAAAACCGGCTATCTCCGGAGTTCGATCGGCGTCATTTCGGTAACGGCATATCAAGGCAAGGTGCAAGCCGGCGCCTACTACGGCATCTACGTGCACGAGGGCACGCGGTACATGGATGCGCGGCCATTTCTTGCAGCCGGTCTCAAAGATGCCGTGCCGGTGATCGAGGCGATCTTTGGCAAGCGCGTGCGCACACTCATTGAAACGATATGAGCGCGGACTTTGCACACATCAAGGCCGGGATCAAAGCGATCGTCGCCGCGGACACTGACCTTGCCGGCACCGGGCAGGTCTTTGATTATGAACCGAATATTGAGACGGTGGCGGTGGACCCGTTTGCTGTCGTGATCACGAGCGGCAACGAAAGCGAGTTTGAAACGACACTCGAAAACAAGCGGACGTACGGATTTGATGTGCGCATTTTTGTGGAGCGCAAGAGCAGGGGATCCGCGGCGGCCGAGCAGCTGATCACGGCGATCGTGGACCGGCTCGTGCAGGCATTTGATGAGAATTACTCCCTCGGTGTCTCCGGGGTGATCTTTACGAAGGCCGCGCCCTCGAGCTGGGGATATCTCTTCTCGGACAAGGAGTACCGATTTGCCGAAATAAAGCTATCCACCATCGTCAGTGTTGACGTCTCATAGGGTGCTATACTAGCGGTGATATGGCAAAGTTCATCGGACGGCAGCAGGAGCTTGGCATCGGGAGAGAATCGTCCCGCGGCACGATCGTGGCTCCGACGCAATGGGTGCCGAAGGTCAACTTCTCTGTCGAGGACAAAGTAAGCAAATCCCGCTTTGCCGGCAATTACGGCCGCATTTACGATGGCGACGATGCGCTCGTGAGCGAGAAGTACGCGCAGGGAGATCTTGAAATGGAGGCGCAAGACAATACGCTCGCCATGCTCTTGTACGCCGTCTTCGGATCGCTCACCACCTCGAGCTTCAACAGCGTCTATAAGCACACGCTCGCAATCGCGCAGAGCGTGCAGCACCAGTCGCTTTCCTTGCACATGAATGACCCGATCGGCGCCGTCAATTCAAAGACGCTCGCCTACGGCCGCGCGATGATCGACAGCTTTGAGCTCGCATCGAAGCAGGGAGATTTTGTCATGCTGAAGGCCGGCTTCATTGCCTCGCCACATAAAGACTGGACGCCGCAAACGCCCACGCACACCGCGCAGAATAAATTTATCTCCAAGCACGTGCAGGTGAAGATCGCCGCGGCGACCGGCAACCTCGATGCAGCCTCGAAGATCAACGTGCAGGAGCTCACGCTCACGATCAAGAAAAACGTCATGCGCGAAAACAGCCTCGGCACCGTGCAGCCCGTGGATATTCTCAATCGCAAGATTGAGATCTCCGGAAAGCTCAAGCTCACCTACGAGGATCGCACATACCGCGACTACATGATGAACGGCACGACGAAGGCCATGCGCATTTCGCTCGTCAACGGCGACGTCACGATCGGCACGACGAATCCCACGTTGCAGCTCGATCTTTCCAAAGTGGACTTTGATCAGTGGGCGCCCGCAAATCCGAATGACGATCTTGCGACGCAAGACATTATGTTTAACGCGCTCTACGACGTCACAAATGACGTCTTGATCGGCGCGAATTCCTTTGTGGTCAATGGCACCTCGAGCTACTAAATATGAGCGATCGCGACACGTATCAACTCGAGACGCCGGTCAGCTTGAAACAGGTGGTCTTCTTTAAATGGGTGACGGGTGGCGACAAGCGCAAGCTCTCCAACGAAAAGGACGAGAGCAAGAAACAGGAGTTTATGGTCCGCGCCGGGATCAAGAGCATCGACGGCAAAGAGAACCCGGACGAATTTATGAAAACGCTCGACGCGATGCACGGCAAGGATTTTGATTTTGTATTCATGGAGCTCTCGAAGATCCTCATCGAGTCATCGATGCCAATTGAAAAAAAAACCGACTAGACCGGGAATTCACCACCCTCTTTGAGTTCGGCAGCGCCAACCTCTCTCCGGAGGCGCAGGCGGTCTTTATTTGCAAACAGATGGGCTGGGGCTTTGCCGAGTATGAGGCGCAGCCCGAGTGGTTTGTCGATGCTATCATGGTGATGATGCGGGCCGAGGCCGACGCCGTGAAGCGGGCACAGGACCGTCAAAACCATGGCAACTGAAGCACGAGTCACAGCGATCATCGAAGCAAAGGACAGCGCCTCAAAGGTGCTCGGCGACATCACGAATTCTTTTTCAATATTCAACGGCAAGGTGCTCGGCGTGGTGGGCGCGATCGGGATCGCATCGGGCGCGCTCCTCAAAGTAGCGAACGATACGGCAGAATTTAATACATGGATCGCGCGCGCGGGCTCGAACGTGGACGCGACGGCCGAGCAGATGGCGCAGTTTAAACAGATCGCCATCGATGCGACGCGCGATACGGGATTCAATGCGACGCAGGCGGCCGCCGCGCTCTATCAGCTCGCCGGCGGATCGATCGATGCAAAGGACGCTATGACCGGCTTGCAGCAAGCGGTGCAGTTTGCCACGGCAAACGGGCTAGACAATCTCGATGATTCGGCGATCGCGGTGGCTAACATCATGACGCTCTTCAAGCTCCGCGGCGATGATGCCGCGCGCGCGATGGACGTCTTGACTGTCGCGGGCCATGAAGCATACGGCACCACGGAAGAGCTCGTCGCGGCGTTTAAGGAATCGGCGCCGATCGCCGCGCAGCTGGGCGTCTCGATCGAAGAGCTCTCCGGGCTCACGGCCGCGCTGGCGGACGCGGGCTTCCGCGGCACCGAAGCGGGCGTCGCGATGAAGCGCGCCATGGAGCAGCTCATCAACCCGATCGGAGACGCAAAGGATGATCTACAGGCACTCGGCATTAAAACGCAGGATGCCTCGGGCAATTTCGTGGGGCTCGCCAATGTGCTCGATCAGCTCGATGCAAAAACAGCAAACCTCTCCTCGCTCGAGCGCGCCGCAAAGCTCTCCGAAATATTTGGGCAAATTGCCGGGCCGGCCATGACCGCGCTCCTGTCGCAAGGTGCTGAGGCGCGCGCGAAATACATCTCCGACATGGAAGGCGCAGGCGGCGCAACGGCGAAGGCCGCGACCGCGATCGGTGAGAGCGTGAATCCGGTGCAAAAATTGAATCAGCGCTTTTTTGAATTTGAGAATGCGATCGCGCCGGCCGCGCTCACTGTCTTGAACGGGCTCGTCGGGATCATTGATATTTTGACGCCGATCATTCGCGAAGGATTTTATCTTGCGGTCGATGCCCTCGGAAATGTGTTTTACGACACCGGGATGGTGATCCAGTGGCTCGCAGACAATGTCTTCAATGGGCTCATCAACGCGATCGATAAAGTGGTGACGTCGCTCAAAAAAGGCGAGGATCGCCTCGCGTCATTCATCGGCCTCGCAAAGCAAGTGGCCGGCTTTTTGCCGAGCCTCGCCGGCGGGATTGGCGGTATCACGAGCAATATTTTAAGCAAGGCCGCAGCGGCCGTGCTTCCGCACTTCGATCAGGGCGGCGTCGTCCCCGGACCGGTGGGCGCCCCGATGCTTGCCGTGGTGCACGGGGGCGAAACAGTGATCCCCACGAGCGGCGGCTCTGGCGGCATTGTGGTGAACATCACCGGCAACTCGATCGGCAGCAATGTCGATATCCGATATCTTGCGGATCAGGTCGGCCGTGAGGTGATGCGCTCCTTGCGCATGGCGCAGCAGATCTAGCATGTCAATTGCTCTCGACACCTCGGCATATCTCGGATCAGACACCGCGGCGGCTTCACTCACCGCCGCGTATACGGCCGCCGGTACGAACCCCCTCCTCGTCGTATCTGTTTTGTATAACCACAACGGCGCGAGCTCCGCGACCGCGCCGACGAGCGTCACATACAACGGGCAGGCGCTTACCAAAATTGCTGAATCAGATACGCTCGTCGGCACCACGCACTTGTGGGTATCGATTTGGTTTATCGTCGGACAAACAGGCACGCACAACGTGGTCGTGAATAAAACGGCGGGCGACGATATTTTCGTCTCTGCGTCCTCCTATAGCGGCGTCAAGCAAACGAGTCAGCCGGATTCACACGCGACGAATCACGTCACTGCAAACACGATCACAACCAATATCACCACGGTCGCCAACAACTGCTGGCTTGTGGGAGCGGGCGGCGGGCAGGTGAACGGGCCCTTTGTGACGCCGGGCACAAACATGACGGCGCGAGTCACGGCAAGCGGGCAATACGGACACTACGACAGCAACGCGGCCATCACGCCGGCGGGCTCTTCAAGCATGAGTGGCAGCGATGGGGGCAACGCTGGAGCAGGCATGGGCTTGATGCTCGTTGCATTCGCACCCGAAGTCTCTTCCGCTTCCAGTTCCCCAAGTTCGAGCGTCTCGCCTTCAACATCGGTATCGAGTAGCGTCTCGAACTCGCCCTCCACCTCGGTCTCGAGCTCGGTGAGCTCGAGTGTTTCACCCTCCACGTCTGTCTCGAGTAGTGTTTCTCATTCGCCCTCGACGTCGGTATCAAGCTCGGTGAGCAGTTCCGTCTCTCCTTCAACATCGGTATCATCATCGGTCAGCTCGTCGGCGAGCACCAGCGTCTCGAGCTCTCCTTCAACCTCCATATCGAGCTCGCCGAGCACCTCGATAAGCAGCAGCCCTTCCGCGTCGGTATCACCGTCAACGAGCGTGAGCTCGTCGCCCTCGGCCTCTCCCTCGGCCGCGCCTCTCACCTGCTTGCAGGTCGAGATCAATGGCATCGGCCGCACGAAGCTCGTGGATCCGGCGAGTCTCCGGATTACGCAGGTGATCACAAATCAGCCGGACAGCTGCGACATGGTGATCAATAAATTTGGCGACCGCACGTTTGCGCCGGCCGTTGGAGACGAGGTCGTGGTAACTGACGATGGCGTGCGAATCTTCGGCGGGCACATCACCGAGATCGATGAGTTTTATAACGAGGCCGACTATGTTTCGTACCGCGTTTTGTGCAGCGATTACACCTATCACATGGATCAAAAGCTCGTGGTCGCGGTGTATGAGGGCATGACGGCCGACGCGATTTTGCAGGATCTCAAAGACAACTTTTTGCCGAGCGACGTGACGATCGACAATGTGGACTGCGCAACCGTGATCCCCTACGTCGCGTTTAAATACGAGCACGTGAGCGACGTCTTGCGGCAAATCGCGGAACTGGCCGGCGCAGACTGGTACATCGATTACAACAAGGACATCCACTTTTTTGAACAGGAGAGCGAAACGGCCGCTTTTGATCTCTCGGATACGGGCGGCAAGTATGTTTATGACAGCCTCGTCGTGCGCCGCGATCAGACGCAGGTGCGCACGATCGTGTATGTGAAAGGTGGGGACTATCTTGCCAATACGACGACGGCCGTTTTTGATGGCAACGGCGCACAGCGGTATTTCAATTTGCCGTACAAAATGAGCAACTTGCACGTGACCGTCACCGGCGCCGCAAAGAGCGTGGGCGTGGATCCGATCGACGACCCGCTCTCCTATGACGCGATGCACAACTTTCAGGAAAAGACGGTCTTCTTCCGGAGCGATCGAGTGCCGCGCAATACGAGCGCGCTCGCGGCATCGCAAAAAGTGCGCATCCGCGGCAACCCGAATTTGCCGATTCTCGTGCGCGAAGAAGACGGTCCCTCGATCGTGACCTTCACCGGTCGGGAGTATTTCATTCAAGACGAAAGTATCCGATCAAAATCCGGCGCCCGGCAGCGCGCGCTCGCGGAGCTTGCCGCGTATAAAAGCACGATCGCCGAAGCGGAATTCGACACCTATGAGAGCGGCCTCCATACCGGACAAAAGATCACCGTGCAGAGCACCATCCGCGGCCTCGATGAGGAATACATCATCAACAAAATTGAATGCACTGTCTTCGGCAATGGCGACGGGGATGCATGCCCGCAGCTGATCTTTCACGTCTCGCTCGTCACCACGCGCACGTTTGGGTTTACGCAGCTCTTGCAGCGGCTTTTGAATAAAGACAAAAAGGCGGTGGTGACCGACGACACGCAGATTCTCGATCGGATCGTGCAGGTATCCGACACCGGATCCGGCACCGACAGCTCGCTTTTCTCCGGATCGCCCGGGACGACGTATCGGTGGTACCCGAGCTCGCGCAATGGGCGCTGGGGATTTGCGACGTGGAAGTAGCCTCACGGTGATAGAATGGGCCTATGGACGCCAAAATGGCCGACAGCGCACTTGCCGAGGGTTCTTACGTGATCAAGGTGACAGACGCCCGGACGGGGCGTTTAAAGCGAACCATAGGGCCTATACGCAACCTCATCGTGAAAGGAACGGGCACCGGGTACGATCTCATCAGTAGGGCGCTCGGCGGCGATCCCACATATCAGCTCGAGATCGATTCGGCCGCGATCGGCACCGGATCCACGGCGCCCGCCAACGGCAATACCGGGCTCGGGACGCCGGTCCTTTCCGGCATCGAGGTGGCGCTCGCGGAATATCCGATGGCCGGTCAGGTGAAGCTCTCGTTTTTTATAACCGATGGCGCGCTCGCCAACGGCACCTACAATGAATTCGGCATTTTTTCAAACGGGCAGCTGTTTGCGCGCTCGATCATCTCGCCGGCATTCACCAAGGGCACGAGCGAAAATACCACGGTAGAATATACGATAACCTTCTAACACTATGGCAATCACTTCAGGACAAGATATCGATCCAGCGGACTTCGTCTCGACGTCGGCCGGCGCCGGTGATTCCGGCAAAGTGCCGAAATTGAACGGGAGCGGCGTGCTCGACAAGAGCTTCATCGAGCTCACGATCCCGGTCGTCCGCGTGTACACCGCAAACGATACATGGAGCAAACCGGCGGGCCTCAAATATATTGTCGTGGAAGTTCAGGGCGGCGGTGCTGCCGGAGGCGGGCTGACATCAGGCTCGCAGTCAGGCGGTGGCGGTGGGGCTGGCGGGTATTCACGCAAACTCATTGCCGCTGCGTCACTGGGATCATCAGAAACGGTCACCGTGGGCTCCGGTGGAACGGGCGGCACTGGTACCGGTGGCTCTGGCAATACGAGCTCATTCGGATCGCATGCCGCTGCTTCTGGCGGCACTGGCGGCACGGGCGGCACAGAAGGTGGTGCGGGCGGTGCGGGCGGTGCGGGATCGAGTGGCGATTTAAATGTGACGGGCGGGTCTGGAGATGCTGGCATGGAGGATCAAAACAGTACCACGCACAAAGAAAAAAGCGGCGCAGGAGGCGCGTCTTTCTTCGGTGGCGGCGCCGCAGGCGTGTATTCGGATAGCAACGGCTCGAGCGGTGGATCAACTGGGGCCGCATATGGCTCTGGCGGCAGCGGCGCGTCCAAGGGCAGTAATGCTGGAGCGGGATCTCAAAATGGAGGCGCTGGTGCAGCCGGAGTGATTATCGTCACCGAGCACTATGTCTAAGCATCACAAGGAACAAACCGAGATCGAGATCATGGCCGAATCGAAAGGCGCCGAAGCGTACCATCAGGCCGCGGTGCTGGCGCAGGCGGAAGCAGAGGCACTCGACAAGCGTATGGAAGCAGCATTCGATCGATCATTTAAAAAAGCATTCACGCTCGATGATGGCGTGACGCGGCGCTTTGTCGATGTCTCCCGGGCGAATCTGATTTGCCAGACGATCGTGGCCGTGGAGAAGCGCTTAAAAGCGATCGAGGCCAATTTGACATGGGGGGTACGGCTCGTGATCGGAGCTGTGATCGTGGCACTTTTAACGATGATCTTGAAAAAATAATATGGCAGAGCGACTTTCACTTCACTACCCCGTGCGCCCGTACTTCTTGAATCAACGATTCGGCGACAATAAACCGTGCGTGATCGATTTTGGCAAGCCCACGCAAAAGGTCATCGACTCATACGCCAATGGCACGTGCCCGGCAGGGAGCGACAAGCTCTATGCGCATTTCGGCATGAGCGGCCACAACGGCGACGATCTGGCGGCCGGCGAGCAGCCGGTATTTGCCGCGGCGTCCGGTATCGTGATCGAAAAGCAAACGGTGCCGGCGCGCGGGCTCGGCCTCGGCATCCTCACGGATGAGGAGGTGCTACTCGACGGCTTTGGCACGCACTTTGTAAAGGTGCGGTACTGGCACCTCAAGAGCATGCTCGTGGAGGTGGGAGACAAAGTGGTGATCGGGCAGCAGATCGGGATCTCCGACAATACCGGTTACTCGAGCGCAAATCATTTGCACTTTGAGATTCAACCGATGGACAAAGATGCTGGCGGGCACCCGATGTATGCGTGGACGAATGTCGCCTTCCCGCCCGGCGTCATTGCCGGCGCAATCGATCCGACGCCATATTTCAGCGGCGTCTACGCCGACGTCGTGCCGCAGGTGATCACGCTCAACCAACGCCTCATTGTGCTCTTACAAACATGGCTCAACGCATTGCGTGAGCGGTCGAAACCAACGCCTTAGCAACATTAAAATTCTTTCCTCCATGACAATTGCATCTCTCATCTTCACGCTGATTCTTCTCGGGGTCGTCTTCTTCTTTGTCGAAATGATCCCGATGGCCGCACCCTACCCGAAGATCATCCGGGTCATTGCGGTCATTCTTGCTGTCCTTTTGATCGCTCAATTTTTGGGCGTCATCAACGGCATTCCGCACCTGAGCATGTAAGGGACATCACGGACTTTAAAAGACATAACGGACAAACGGACATATGAAATTGCTCAATTGGTTTCTCGCATCGTCTGCCGACCCCGAGGCCATGGGGCTCACGATCAAAGGCATTCTGGTCCTCCTCACGCCGCTCATTGCGACGCACTTCGGGCTCGATGCCGACACAAGCAATCAGCTTGCCGATACGCTCGCCAAGCTCCTCGTGGATGGCCTCGCGCTCGTGGGAACGGCCATGACCGCATTCGGCCTCATTCGCAAGATGTGGCTCGGACGGTGGGCGCACCCGTTCTCGCCACTGTGATATAGTGGTGGAGCTTGATACCGCAAGAGGCCCCGCTGGGGGCTTTTTGCGTGCTCGCTTCTCGGATGCATCTCGGCACTCCCCTACCCCACTCCCCCGATCACGCAAAATAAGACTCCCTAGGGCTGTGCAGAAATGGGGGAGTAAGTGGGTAGGGGAGGGGAGTGCAAAACTGTGGATAACCCTGTGGATATGTGGATAACTCCACACTGTGCAAAAGCTGTGGTAAGATTGGGGAGTCGAACCATTATTATCATTACTCATTTAAACCATGAAAGACTTTAGCACCATCCTCATCATCGGCGTCTTAGCGACCGCATTCTTTGTACTTTGCGGCGTGTGGAGCGCCATGTATGAAACTGTTGCCGAGCGACAGATGCGCTGCGTCGGATACTTCGAGCGCGTGGACAAGAATCATGAATCGCTCCGCGACATCACACTCCCCGACGACTACGATTTTTGCCTCAATTACTCGAAAGAGTATTTTGCAAAGCACTCGATATGACAAAAGAAAGCGACAACAAAATTGCCATTATAAAAGCGGAGATCACCAAGCAGCTCGGCGATGCGGAAACATTCAAGAGCTTGCTCGACACGACCTTCAAGGATTTGAAGCCGGAGCAGGCAAAGCGCGCCATGCTCGAGGGAATGATGCGCGGCTTTACGTTTGAGAATTTCCTCGTGAAAGATGTGTATGCGATTCCGTTTGGTGGCGCGTACAATCTCGTGACTTCGATCGATTACTCGCGCAAGATCGGCGCGCGCAGCGGCATCGTTGGCGTCGATGCGCCAAAGTACACGACCGATGAGAAGGGCAACATCGTTAGCTGCGCGGTCACGGTCAAAAAGCGCGCTGGCGGCATCGTGGGAGATTTTACGGCCGAGGTGTATTTCAAGGAATATTCCACGGGCAAAAATCTCTGGGTCTCAAAGCCGCGCACAATGATCGCAAAGGTGGCTGAGATGCATGCGCTGCGCAAGGCATGCCCGGAGCAACTGGCGCAAACATACGTCGAGGAAGAAATGCCGCGCGAGCCGGTAGCAACGGTGGTGATCGATCTGGGCGCGCACGAGGAAGCACTCCGGGCGGCGCGCACGCTCGACGAGCTCGCAACTGTGTGGGCCGATCTGCCCGGGGAGGCAAAAGAAAAGCTCAAGCCCGTGCAGGAAGAAATGAAAAAACTAATCAACGATGCATGAAAGTCTTAAAATTTACCGAAGAAGACGGCGGGCGCGAGGCATGGCTCAATGCCCGGCTCGGCAAAATAACCGGCAGCCGCTTGCGCGATGTGGTGACGCTTACCGGCACCGCGATAAAGACGGAGCGGTGGAACCTCGTCGCGGAGCGCCTGATCGGATCCGCGGCGCTCGCGGAAGATGAGAAGCCGCTCGATCGAGGCGTGCGCCTTGAGCCCGAGGCCCTCCAGCGCTTTCAGGAAGAGACGGGAAAAAAGGTCGACGGCTCACTCATGATCTGGGTCAGCGACATTGATGAATCGATCGCGGTCTCGCCCGATGGCATGATCGGCAAAACGGCGGCGGTCGAGGTGAAGTGCCTCTCGGCCGGGCGGCATATCGAGGGCAAGGTGACCGGCAAGATCCCGAATGGATCGAGCGGCTACTACGAGCAAGCGCTGCAATATTTCATCGTGAATGAGAAGCTGCGCAGCCTCTACTTTGTCTTCTACGATCC